AGGTACAGTAGGACCTCAAGGTTCTCAAGGACCTAGGGGTAGTATTGGCCCATCTGGACTCAGAGGTACAGTAGGACCTCAAGGTTCTCAAGGACCTAGGGGTACAATAGGACCACAGGGGCCTTCTGGCGCTACTGGCGTTCAAGGATCTCAAGGTTCTCAAGGACCTAGAGGTACAGTAGGACCTCAAGGTTCTCAGGGATTGACCGGAACCATAGGTCCATCCGGTCCTATGGGAGCTGCGGGCAACGCTATTGTATTTGATACTGACAGTACAGTTAATCACGATGTTTATGGTACTACTAAAGCGGATCTTATAAGACAGTTTCGTGGAACATCTGAGGTACTGAATAATGATGTATATTGGCATATACAAACTGGTACAGTATATCAGTATCAAGGAACTAGTAGTTATACTCCAAACGCAAATTTAGCTTTTACAAATTTAAATTCTAATGGTGGGGTACTGAGTCTAGATGCTATATTAGATGCTTTGGAAGGTGATGGATCTGGACTAAGATTTTATGGAGACAACATCCAGATACTCGATTCGAATAGCAACGTAAGAGTTCGTTTAGGAAAACTATAAATATCTTTATGAGTAATTTTTTAGAAGGGGGACTCATGTCCTCCTTTTTTATGGAATAATATAATGTATAAAATATACAAAAATTTTCTTACCCAAGATCACGCATGGGATTTGGCATGTTCTATAGATTCTAATCCAACCAATTGGTTCGAACTAACATTAAATCACGATAACACGAATAAACCCCTACACTTACCGTTGAATATTAGTGGTTATCGTAAAATATTTGACAATGAAAATTCTATTCGTAATACTATAATAAATGGAAAATTTGCATATAGGTTTCATAAAACTAATACACATGTGAAAGGTTGTACTTGTTGGGAATGTGAGTTTACAAAAAATGTACTTATGTCAAAAAGTTTTAAAGATTTACTGATAAAGGAGACTAGCCTCACCAATCCAGTTCTTAAAGAGTCATTCACTTCAGTATATTATCCAAAAGACTTTTTAGGACTACATAAAAAGGATAAGTCTGGTGTAGAATTTACCTTTCACCTTTCTTGGGATTGGAGACCAGAATATGGGGGACTATTTCATCTAGAAAATGATATAGGATTTCAGACATATGTTCCCGGCTGGGGAGACCTATTGATTATGGAAGTTGATAAAAATACAAAAAAGAATTTTGTTTCTGAAGTTACCGAATATGCACCAAGACCTAGACTCGCTATATCGGGGTGGTTCATTGATGAAGAGTAATGAAAGACTCCCTCTTATGTATCACGACGGTGATACTTGGAGGAATTATTCAGTATATAATAAAAATAATCATAATGTAGGTATATTTGTTGGGTGTGGACCTTCCTTTAACGAGGTAGATCTAAATGTTTTGAAGGGAGGAGGAAAGACAGTACTCTCTATCAATACAACTTACCCAACATTGAAACCGGATATCTGGATGGGTATGGACGACCCCACATGTTATGACGAACGAGTATATGCAGAATCATTTCCCAAACTACTCCGTGGTGGATTTCAGAACCATGAGTTAGAAGGTAGAACACTCAAAGAATATCCCAACACATACTTCGCGAGTATAGAAGAAGTGGAGTTAGTGGACCGTCATAGAATATTTGAATGTTCTTTACCAAAATCAGAAACGTTTGTCTGGCACAAGAACAGTTTCGCAATGGCTATGAACGTCATGTTGTACATGGGGTTCAAAGACATATACCTTCTTGGGGTCGATTTGTCAACAGATAAACTAAATTATTTTGACGGCCGAGAGTTGACTCGGAAAGAGATTGACTGGAACATGAATCTGTATGACTCTCTTTATGGTTACATCGAATGGTTCTCTACAGAATGTGCAAAGATTGGTGTAACTATACATTCTTTGAGTAAGGGTTCACGCATCAATGATATCGTTGATTATGTTTCACTCGAAGAACTCAATGAGTCCCTCGTGCCTCGTATACCCAAGACCACCGAACTAGTACATTCGTCTAAACATGGTTTCGACCTAATCAGTGATGAGTACAAGAAACTACTGCAATACGAACACGAAAATAATGAGTGGGGCGTCAACGCTGGATGGGCGGCCGAAAAACTACATGATTGGTTAATGTCTCATGGCGCAACCGAAGTGTTGGATTATGGATGCGGACAGAGTAGTTTCCGAAAGAACGTTCCGGTGAAGGGTTACTACAATGTGTTTGAGTACGACCCCGGCATTTCCGGCAAAGATACCACACCCGAACCAAGAGACTACTTGATATGTATTGACGTACTAGAACACGTCGAACCAGACCTTCTCTATAATGTACTGGAAGACCTTGAACGAGTAATCAAGAAAAGGGGGTATCTGACGATTGCAATGTACCCAGCTAGGAGGATATTGAAGGACGGTCGTAATGCTCATCTTATTGTAGAAGATTCTTTTTGGTGGATTAATAAACTGAGGGAACACTTCATCATAGTTAAAAGTGAACAAGAAGGGTTACAACTAAATGTACAAGTTGAATCAAAAATATAAAAAAAATCGGTGTATAATTGTTATAAATAACTACATAAGTTTTTAACATTGAATAGGGTATAAAAATGGCAGCTATAGTAAGACAAACAATGGGTAAAGGGTTGTCTACGGATCTAATTCAAAATATAGAATTAACAACTAATGAATATTATATAGGTATAGGTAAATCGGATATATTTAATGTTGGTGATACTCCAATAGATCCTATAGATTCACCTTTCGAAGAAAGAGAGTTTAGAAATAACTTACAATCCATAAAAAAAGTTGAAGGATGTTCATTTGTTGCTCCAAGGGTTAATTGGTCTTCCGGAACAATTTATGCTGGTTGGGATGACCATGTGGATCCAAAGAATACTACTCCTTGGTATGTTTTAAATGATTCTAAGGAAGTGTACATTTGTTTGGAACATGGTAAGAACCCTGACGGAACTCCAAAGCCTTCTGTTATAGAACCAAATTATGGTTTGTTAAATGTTCCCTACGTGGATTCCTTCACTACTCCTGACGATTATGTTTGGAAATTTTTGTATAGTATTACCCCCGAAAGAATTTATCAGTTCTTATCGTCTAATCATATTCCAGTTCAACCGGCAGAATCTAGTCTTGACACAGGAGATTCAATAGAAGACTTGCAGTTTAATGTTAAGTCAAATTCTCAAGGTGGTCAAATTATCAGTGCTAAAATTATTAATTCTGGTACAGGTTATACAACAGAACCTACGGTTGCGGTTATCGGAAATGGTTCGGGTGCAGTAGCTACAGCTATTATTAATTCTTCTGGTCAAATCGTAGATATAAAGATTCAGAATTATGGTTCTGGATATTCTTATGCATCATTTAAAATTGATGGAGATGGTCAAGACTTTGAAGCTCGAGCGATCATAACTGGGGAAAATGGTATAGGTTTTAACCCTGTTGATGATTTAAAAACAAATTCTGTTTTATTAAATATAAAACCCAATGGAGAAGTTCTGCGAACAGATGAAAATGGTGTCGAGTTTGGAACTTTTATTGTGGAAAATTCTTTCCGTCAGATGGGCGTAATCAAGAATCCATTAACACCAGAAGGAAATCCTTTTACATCTACTTCGTCTAAAGTTTTGCCTTCTATAACTCTTGTGAACAATTCCACCTTTGAAACTGGCAAAAAAATAACAGGCAACAAAACCGGCGCTGTCGCACATGTGGATGAATCTGATGGTAAAATAGTTAGATATCATCAAAATCAATCGACCGGATTTATGCCCTTTGAACTTGGTGAAGGTGTATCGCAAGGTTCTGTTTCTGGGGTAGTTGAATCTCTATCTTCAGTAAATGGAATAAATAGATTCTCTGGAGAAATTATGTATATTGAAAATAGACATAAGATACGAAGAGATGCAGAACAACAAGAAGATATTAAGATAGTACTAACCGTTTAGGATTAATCATGGCAGATTTTACAGATAAGACGTTCAAAGAAACATACCGAGATTTTTATGATGCTGAAGACGGTTATCATCGTGTGTTGTTTAATTCGGGCAAAGCACTTCAAGCTCGAGAACTAATCGAATCACAAACAATAATTCAAGAAGAAATTGCGAGATTTGGTCGTAACATATTCAAAGAGGGTGCTCTAGTAAATCCAGGCGGCGCTACCGTAAATAATAAACTAGAATATATTAGATTGGACACGAGTAGTATAGTTGATTCTAATTGGATTGGGAAAACTCTTACTAATGACACAACATCCGGTTCGGGTATAGAACTAAAAGTTCTTGAAATAGTTGATTCTGTTTCTGGTGATCCCACAACACTATATGTTCAATATACCGATACAGTTAATATAGCTGATACCACTAAAGCTCCTCGTGTCTCTTCTCTAGATACTTTATATCGCGTTGATAATACCCAACAAACAGTACTAGTTATTGATGACAGTCTTGACTCAATTTCAGCTTCTGGTAGAGCTACCAAAGCACATTTTTCGCCAGGCGACTTTTTTGTTCAAGGACATTTTGTTTATATGGAGGGAGGAAGTTCATTCATATCTAAGTATGATTCCCTTCCCACAGCAGATATTGGATTTCTTATCGAACAAAATATTATAACGGAAGATCAAGATAACCAATTATATGATAATCAAGGACAGGTTCCTAATGTAAGTGCTCCAGGCGCACATCGTTATCAAATAAAACTAATTCCTACCACTCGTGACCAAGTACTACAAGAAGAGAACTTCGTATTTGTTGCACGTGTTGTTAATGGTATCATTACGCGTGAGGTAACTACCTTCGATTCATATAATCGAATTAACGACCTACTCGCTCAACGTACAAAAGAAGAGTCTGGTAACTACGTAGTTGAAGACTTCAAAGCAATCTTTGAAGAAAAAGATTCAAGTAATCTAAATTTAGCTGTCACTGACGGTATTGCATATGTAGATGGTTATAGATTAGATATTGGTACCACCGATATTACTGTGTCTAAATCTAGAGGTGATGTCGCCAAGTCTAATGAACCTGTTCCAGCCACTTATGGTAATTATGTATATATTAAACATGATGAAACAGACCCTCTCGACAATTCGGAAGGATTTGGTAGACTGGATGTTTTTGGGACTTTTCGTCTGAGAAACTCTTCTGGGAACGACATTGGTTTCTGTAATGTTCGTGGTATTCAACGTGACCCAACAGGGTATCGTTTATACATCTTCAACATTCGTATGGATAGTATATTTTCGGGTCCACCTCTGGTAAAAGTGGGTGTGGAAAGTTTCTCTAGTGTTGTTGATATGGTAGATAACGTACCATCTGGTAGTGCCGCTGTCATACAATTGGTAGACAGTGTTATTCATGAAGCTTCAAATAATAGTTTATTATTTCCTCTGCCGCAAAATACTCCAAAGAAAGACCCTCAAGCGTCTAACTTTACTGCTAACTATACTCTTCAACGTTATTTTAGAGGAAACCCAAACAGTTCTGGGGAAATTAGTCTTTCTGGTGTAGAAACTATTGGATGGGTAATTACTGAAGCTGACGGACCTTTTGTTACAGATAATGCTGGTGACGCTTTACTTCCAGATAATACGGGAAAATACACAGGATTAGATCCAGCAAAAATTTATACCATTGCATATTATGTTGATATCAGCAACGCGGCCGCGAGAAAGAAAACTATAGTTACTGTTGAACAATATAACATAATAGATGGCGTGGACGATCAAGCAAGACCCATATTCACCGAGAATGTTGATGGTATAGAATTAATATCGGTTAAATGGAGAACTGTTCAAGCAAATCCGGTCGATTGGTCTATAGCGGAAGATATCACTCATCAATTTGAAATGGATGGTGGTCAACGTGATAATTTTTATGACCGTATCGTAATGCTTCAGAAATCTGGGTATACTGTACCATTTGATGGTGTTAGCAATACCGAAGTTCAAACTACTTATAAACATTATGATCATGCTACTGCTGGCGCATTCTTTTCTGTTAGTTCTTATGAAGACGATAATTATGAAGATATACCTGATCATGTATCCGCTACAGGAAAAACCATTTCTTTACGAGATGTTTTAGATTTTCGTCCTTCAAGAACTTTCAATGATCCTAATAATATAAACGAATTTACGGTTACTGGAGAACTTCCTCAAAATGCTTCTACAATAACGATAAACAGTATTAGTTATTTTTTACCTCGTATTGATATTTTAGTTGCAAACGCAACGGACAGTCGAGGAGATATTGGATTTGGAGAACTTCAAGTTATTCAGGGTGAGTCTGATATATCTCCACGAGAACCAGAAATTCCAACTGGATCTATGGCTCTATACAAATTTAAATTAAATCCATATACATTTAATACAGCTGATCTTACCAGTACTTATATTCCAAACAAGCGTTTCACGATGAAGGACATTGGTAAGTTAGAACAACGTATAGGGGACCTCTTCGAACTCACTACTTTGAGTCTTTTAGAGTCCGACACAAATTCATTGACAGTATTAGATTCTAATGGGAATGCAAGAACTAAAGCTGGTTTTATAGCAGATAATTTTAGTACCTTTGATTTTTCAGATATCAATAGTAATGAGTACCGAGCCTCTATAGATCCTCAAGGATTATTGAAACCATCTTTCAGAGAGAATTCTGTCCGTTTAATGTATAGTACAGATAACATTAGTGCAGTAGAAAAACATGGTGACTTAGTTACTCTACCTTACACGGATGTTTCTTTGGTATCTCAGTTGCTCGCGACAAGTACATTAAATGTAAATCCCTTTGCTGTTATTACTCAGACTGGACATATGGAAATTTCACCATCTTCTGACGAGTGGGTAGAAACTAGAGATTTGCCACCAATTATGCAAACTACGATACGTAGAATGGAAGACTTTACAGTTCGTCCAACTCTTCAGGGAGATGGTAGAAATAGAAATAATTTCAGTAATGATGGATTATTTACCACAATATCTAGAGATGTCTCTTTCAGAGAGACTAACAGGAGTATTCAAGACTTTATCGGGGAAAGAATTACCGATATAGAAATTATTCCTTTTATGAGATCTCGTAAAATTAATTTTACGGCCAAAGGTCTACGTCCTAATACTAAGATGTTTGCCTTTTTTGGAAACAAAGATGTAAGTTCGACGAATTCCCCTCATGGAAGATGGGTTCGTGAAGAGGCGACATCGTCAAGATTTTCCGATAACCCTACGGAGTTCGGTAGTGAGTACGCAAATGCCTTAGAATATCCTTCAGACCTAGGTGGACCAACCGATTTGATTACGGATATTAATGGAGAATTAATTGGTAGTTTCTTCCTACCCAATACACCGACAATAAGTTTCAGAACTGGAAAACAAGAATTTAAACTTTTAGATGTTAGTGTCAACGATGAAGACGAAGCTACAGTTTCTACTCGTGCGGTATATACATCTACTGGTTCAATAGAAACCGTTCAGAGAACTATCCAGACAACTCGTATTGTTAATCCACCTAGAGCTGGAAGACAAGATCCACTTGCACAGACCTTCTTTGTCGACCAGATAGAGAATCCTAATGGTATGTTTATAACAAAGGCAAGGATCTTTGTCTCGAGCAAAGATAGTTCGGTTCCTTTACAAGTTCAGATTCGTCCGGTAGAAAATGGTATACCAACAACACGTATAGTTCCTGGCGCAGTTAAATTCCTTGATCCTAGTCAAATTACTATTGCTACGAATAGTGTTAGTAATGACGGAACATCCCCAGCAGAAACTATCGAAGATGTTCAAGCTTACCCAACAGAAGTTGAATTTGATGAACCAATATTTTTGACAAGTGGTGAAGAATATGCTATAGTACTTCTTGCAGAGTCAGTAGAATACAATGTTTATGTTGCACAGACTTACGAATTTGTGTTTGGTAGTGACGAAGACAAAGTTTCTAGACAACCTTCTTTGGGTTCTTTATTCCTATCTCAGAATGGATTTACTTGGACACCGGATCAAACTAAAGATTTAATGTTTGAACTAGATCGGGCTGAATTTTCCGCTTCAGGTGACCTAATATTAGATAACGCGCCATTACCTAAAGTAACTTTAGATAATAATCCTCTAGAAACTCAGGAAGGAACTTATGTGGTTAAAGTCTACCATGAAGGTCACGGATTTAGTTTGGGTGATTCGGTAGTTATATCAAATGTCACAAATTCCATTGGGGGTATTCCAGCTGTTGATTTTGAAGGAACATTCTCTGTGTATAATGTTGAATGGGACGGATATAATATTAGCGTAACCACTGCGACACAAGCATCTTCAGTTGTTTCCGCTCTTGGTGGTGGTAATGATGTAACTGTATCTCAACAGGTAGTATATGATGAGTTTGTCCCCCAAGTTCAGTCTTTAACACCAAATAAAACTAGAATTACTTCTACACTTGTTAACCCGATTGCTTCATCTTTTGGGGACACTCGTCCAACTGCACAATTCATTTACACTTCGAGTAATCCTAATATAGTTTTCTTGAATGATTATAATAAAAACTTATCTCCCAGTGTAGTAGCTTCTTCAGAGAATGCTAGTGGCGTAGAAACTATGAAATTTACATTAAGTTTAACCACAGAGGATAGTAAAGTTTCTCCTGTAATAGACCTTCAAAGAGTTTCTGTTCTTGCGTTGGAAAATGTTATCGATAATGATGATGCAGCGCAACATATAACAACTCCGGTTGTAGTAGATGAAGCATCCCTAGGTCTAAAGGTAATATTTGCCGCTAATAGACCTTCTGGTGCAAACTTCGAAGTTTATGTTAGATCTTCTGCTGATGAGGATTCGCTTGTCGCGACAGATGAGGTGACAGGAGATCCGGTAATAGACTGGGTGTTAGTTGATATAGATAAGGCTTTGCCCACAGATGATGATCCTTCAACTTTCAGAGATTACGAGTTTACTCACGAGTCAGATCAGTTCACAGTATTCCAAGTTAAAATTGTTATGCAGTCCAATAGTTCGTCTAAGTCACCAGTAATTAGAGACCTACGTGCAATCGCTATGGTGGTGTAATGAGTAATCACTTGAGGGTTGAAGGCCATATTAATTTGGTAAAAGATAGAAGAACTGGAACTATATTAAATACTAATAGAACCGAAATTGAAAGTGCAAGAAAAAGAAAAGAAAAGAAAAGAAAAGAAAATGAAGTAATTAAAAATCTTTCGAGTGATGTAGATACACTAAAGAATGATATGAAAGATATAAAAGAATTACTTTTTCGTTTAGTAGAGGATAAAAAATGAGTCACGGAAATAATCAAATACAAATAGTAGATCTTGCAGACAATGTCAACGCGGCAGTTGACAAGATAAACGAAAACTTTGAATTAGTAGAAACTGGAACTTTTTCTAGTGTTGACTCTTCTTCGGTTACTAATATTGTTAATAACATTCTAGACTCGGACTATTTCACAACAATTATAAATGAAGACTACATTAATAATATCACTACAAATTTAAATGTCGATCTTACTGATGTAGAAGCTGGTATTGCAGCAAATGCTTCTGCAATATCTTCACTGACAACTAGTATCACTGACATTGATGGCACTTTAACTATACTGGCATCGGATGTCACGTCTCTATCGACATCACTGACCGACACTCAAGCAGGCATTACCGCAAATTCTACTGCGATAGCATCGCTTACTAGTAGTATCACACAGACAGAAAATTCACTCACTATACTTGCGCAAGACGTAGTAGACTTAGAAACTACTTTTACTGGCGACATAACTATAGACTCAGATTTGGTAGTTTCTGTACTTGCAAATAGTACCGCATTCTCCGGATTGGAGTCTTCGATTGAGGTTGTCGATAATAGAGTTACTGTTCAGTCTTCGGACATTGTTAATTTGTCCAATGAGATTTCCATTGTAGATTCCGACAATAAAGTTTTGATCTCAGCGGAAGGTGACGCAAGATCAGAACTAACTTCTCGTGTGGAAGTCAATGAAGGAAATATCTCGACTGTACAGGGAGATATTACTATTCTTGAAGGTAAAATAGATACTGTAGACTCAGATGGTAATCCCACCACTTTCGTTGCACTA